GCCATCTATTAGCAGTTATAATATTTTGATCTGTAATCTGTTGTAACTCAATCCAACTTCCCTCTTGGTCGTCTTTTATAATCTGAACATTAGCAGGAGATGTGTCTCCATTCTTTACTATAAAAAGTATCTTCCCATTATTTCCTTCCCCTACAAATTTCTTTTGAGCTTCTCTAACCATTTTTTGAGCCTCTTCTTCCCCCATGTCTCCATTTATCTCTACAATAGCTGAAGGCTGAAATCCATTTAAGAATTTAGTATGGTTCCATTTACCAATCTCATAATCAACACAGATATGCTCTAGTGCTGCTACATAATCAGGAAGTCCATAATAATTAAATGTAGGCTCGTAATCTTTAAAGTGAATTACAAACTTATTGTGTGCTACCCTAGGATATATAGGTAGTCTTTTTATTTTTTCATCATTATTCCAATACTTACACCAATCAGAATTAACATAAATCTCTTTTTTAGACTTACCCATTCTTACTGTTGTAGCATCTAAATGATAGATATTTACTCCTCCATCATAAATAACGCATTCCATATAAGCGTTACCGAAAGTATAATAGTCATCAGCTAGTTTTTTAAAGACATCTCTTAAAGATTCTTTATCTGCATTTACATCTTCAATAAATTCTTTTAATGATTCGGTTTCACAAACAAACTTTGCCCCACTTGTGAATACAGTTTTTTGAGCCAATACACTTCTATGTGTAGAGGATTTTCTTTTTAGCTCTGCTAAATATTGTGGGAAAAGATTATCATCCCCAAAAGGAACCCACTCATTTGGCAGGTCTTTTACATTTTTAACCTCTCTTATACTAGGAGGAACGGACAAATCAAATACCCCAAACTCAAAGGTATTATTCTTCTTTTGCGTCTTTCTTTTTGTTACTGCTTTTTTTGCTGACTTTATTGTCGCTTTTTTCATTAGATGATGTTTTCGTAATTAAATCAGTCATTCCTCGTTCTTCATATAAATGAGCCAATACCTCTTGAGAAGCTAAAGACCAATTAACATGCTGCCCTCCATAAAATGTTGAGGAAGTGCCTTCTAAATGTTTTTTTACTTTATAAGTCGCCATATTTGTATATATTTTAATATGCGGTAAATCTACCACATTTTCTTTATTATTACAACCACACATACAAAAGATATTAGCAGGGAGTGTTAATAACCCCCTGCTTTATCTTAAAACTAATATTAATCAGTTGTCGCTGTTACGTCTCCTGCTTGAACACTTATTCCTGTTCCTGCAGGGATATATTCAAGTGGTAAGTCAAACTGTCTTGCTGTCAATGTAACCGTAACACCATTGTCGTCTGCATATGCCGCACCTGTACCTCCCTCTATTGTACTAAGGTTTGCATAAGTTTGGTTTCTATCCCAAGGAGTTACACTTGCCGACTTATTCTCATACCTATAAGAGAAGCCAACAAAAAACATCTTTCCTGAGTTCATTTCAATCAATGCTACAGGGCATGTGCTCTGTAAGTTAGTAAGCTCATGAAATCTTGCTCCATCAATATCTGGAATGTAAAAAGATAAAGCACACTCGTAAGCAGTGCTTCCCCCTTCTTTAGTTCCTGTAATCGCTAAAGCAGCGGTTTCATTCTTAAACTCAAAACGAGCCCAATTGATTGTTGTTGTCATGCTTGTGATTGAGTGCGTACTATCTAATGCTGTAGGAGCCACAGTTGCGATATTATCTAAATCTGTAATTAATATCTGTCTGATCCCTCCTACTGCGTTCAAGTCGCCACAATCTACTAATAATCCTGTATCTATTGCCATTTTGTTTTATTTTAAAGGTTAATAATTATCCAACTAATGTTGCTCCGTTAAGCAAAGAGTTCCAACCGTATTGGAAGCCCATAGTAAATCCTGCTCTAACGTACATATTTTCAGAAACCTCATCATAAAACATTTTAAGCTCATTTTCTGGTCTTGCTACATCAGTACCAATAATTAAGTTTGACTTAGCTGTATAGATAACACCATTAGTTGTTTGAGTAGTTGTTGGTGCTCCTGCTGCTGCAAACGCTGCAGGCAAATCCGCACCTGTTCTTGCAGTTAAAGCTGTGTCCCACTCATACATAGCAATTAACTCAACACCTCTATAGAATAACCTTGATTTTCCTGCTTGAGCTTCAGAGTGTCCGTAATCAACTGCTCCTGCTACTGCTACTGCAGTTAATGTGTTATACCAAGCGTTGTATACGTTTGGAGTAACAAACATTCTTTTCTCTGATGCAGGTACTTGTTGTAATGCTGCTGGAGCAGTATTAAACACATTATCCAATAAAAGATTAACGTCATCTACGTTTATAAGACCACCTACTGTTGCGTAAGAAGCTGTTGCTAGTGCTAGAGCTAATGTTCCTGTTACAGGAGTCATATTTGCACTTGTTCCACCTTGGAAAGCTGTTGCTCCAGACATTGTGTCCCAAAGACCTGCTCCCATTGATTGGTAAGAACAATCTGCTACTGCAGGAGCTCCTGACATTCCTGCCCACATATTTCTTACCATGTCAGACATCACGCCATTTCTTACTCTGTTGAGGATTACATCTGCTAATTGAGTTCCTGTTAAGTCAGGCATATTAATACCGTTCTTGTAAGACTCTACAATTACTTCGTCTTTAAACTCATCCCAACATTGCTTTTGTTTTACAGAAACATTTTCAACTATAATTTGTTTCTGAGTTACATCAAAACCTGTAGGGTCACAAGTGTTAGTTGTCCCACATCCTGAATGTATTGCTGTTATACCTGTCAACGCAGGTGCCATTGTTATGTTTTGCTTATATTTTACTGCAGGGTAGATAGTATAATTACTCATAATATCATCTGAAGTAAACATAGGCTCTAATAGAATACCTGAAGCGTAAGTTCCGTTATACGCTAGTCCGATATTATTATTTGCTACATCATTTGCTGCCATTTTTTTTAATTTTTATTGTTAATTATATGTTAAATTTTGCTACTAGCCCATTCCAAAATGCACTATGCTTATCCTCTACTTTGTTTTCTACTACTACTGCAGGGTCTCCATCTGTAGAGATTTCAGTTCCCCTTGCATTTGCTTTACTTAATAAAGCTGTAAGTCTTTGTACTTCTTCAGTCAGAGTTTCTTTTTCTCCTTCTAAATCAGCAATAGACCCATTAAGTTTGGTAGCCACCCCTTCTAAATCTGAAAATTTATTTAAAATTTCAGCTTCATCAGCGATAGTTACTTCAACTCCTGTAGTTCCGTTAGAAATAGAATCAGAATCATCACTTTTAACTCTAGCGATAATATCCTCAACCTTTTCATTGAACCAATTTTTTAATTCCTCGGTCATTGTTTTACTTTTTAGATTAATACTTAATTTATTTTTAATTTCTTCGTTTGTTATATTTTTAAACTTAGAAACATCATATTTGGCTGCCATTTTAATAGCATCCGAGATAGAGTCAATAAATCCTAATTCAAGTGCTTCATCAGCATTCAACCAAGTTTCCTCGTCCATCATTTCTTTAACCCTATCTAACGGTAGGTTTGTTTTTTTAACATATATGTCAGCAATCTCCCCACTAATTTTATCTAAAAGAGCTGCTGTCTTTTTCATTTCCTTAGCCTCTCCCATAGCTCCACCCCAAGCGTTGTGAATCATAAATAAAGAGTTTTCAGCCATAACTACTCTATCAGCAGCTAAAGCAATAACACTACCCATACTAGCTGCAATACCTTCTATGTAAACAGTAGTCTTGGCAGTTCTTTTCTTTAGGATATTATAAATAGCCATCCCATCAAAAACATCTCCACCTACACAGTTAATGTGTAGATTAATGGCAGAGTTTTTATATTCTTTGATTTCTTCAATAAAAGATTGTGCGTTCATTCCAAACGAACCTATCTCGTCAAAGATGTACACATCTACTACTTTCGTAGATTTTTTTGATTTTATATTATACCAATTTTCTTTCATAACTGCAAACATATTTTAACAATATGACAATCTCACGCAGTTTTTGGAAAAAACTTTAATATGTAATGTTGTAGTTTGCTCTTTCTTTGATTCTCTCCTTATAAACAATGCTCTGGGCTTGTCTTTCGGATATGTCATACTTGATAGATAAATCCATAAATGTATGCGTTCTGCTCCCATCATTGAATTTTAAAAGAGTGTCAAAATCATATATTATCATATAATTTCTGAGTCTTTTAGGATCAACCACACCTCTTTCTGTAAGATGCCTTAAAATATCCATAACTGTTGGCTCATGCCATCTCTTATGTATTTCTTTCTCAGCTACTTTAATATACTCGTAAACTACATCTGCTTTATTTTGTCTTCCCATACTAACTTCTTGGGCCTGATGATGCCAAAGCTCCTGTTCGTGTTATGTGTTTAGCAGGCTTCTTGTTTTTTTTCTTAACTGCCTTAACAGTTTTAGCCTTAGCAGTTTCAGTGGCTTTTAATCTTTCACTAGAAATATAATCAGCTATTTGGTGGAAAAATTTTGTTACTGCTTTTCTGCATCCCTGACAAGTTTTTGATTGCTTATTATTTGGAAAGTGTTGGTGCCATAACACAAAAAATAAATTTAAAGCTCTGTCATCATACTTATTGTGCAATCCCATCTTAGCCTTATTAACTTTTGCGAGATTAACCACCTCATCTTTTTTTTCTTCGGTGTAATTTTTTATTATTGATTCGTAATCCATATTTATAAATTTTAGTTATTATTCTTTCCATTTATCTAAAGGACACTCGCCAAAGAACTCTTTTGTAAGAGTAGTTTTAGCATCTAAGAAGCAACTGCATTTACCACATCTAGCTCCTTTTGTCCATTTAGGGTACTTCAACATTAATAAGTTTCTGTAAAAGTCGCACTTTTTACAGGTATTCATCCTATCTTTCTTTACTTTTTTACTAACAAACATATGTTTATATTTTAAATGGTAGCTGATGCCTCTAGCACGCTTACCTGATTTTGAGATTGAGAAATGTCAGCTTCTACTACATAAACCTTTTGAGCTCCTCCACCCACTCCCATGTTTCCAGAAAATTGTTGTTGAGCAAAAGCAGGGCTATTAAGCAATCCACCATCAGCAAACTTAACACCTCCACCTGCCTCATTCATAGCAGATAATTGACCTCTAAACATAGCTGTACTTCTTTTATTTATAACAGCCTCTCCTCCTTCTAATTCGTTCACTCTACCTCCTACGGCAAACTTTACTCCTCCTTGTGCATGACTAGGCCCATGAACCATCCCACCTTTTGCAAACTTCTTACCATCATCAATTATACCACCATCTTCAAACATGTTCATAACCTTACCCACAAGAGCTACCATAGCTATCATACGAAAGAATGATGAGTAGGGGTCTCCACTACCTTGATTTAAAATTGCATTTATTGCTTTTGGTACAATCGCAAGAGTTTCTGCGACTGTTTCTGATATTGTAGCTGTAACACTTCCTAATGTAGCCTGCGTCCCAAGTAATTTTGCTACTGTTAGCTCTCCTTCAGTTACAACAGCTATAGCCTTTTGAATGTTTAAAATAGATTCTGCTACTGCTGCTGCTCTTGTTATCTTTATACCTGCTTCTTTAATAAAATTTAAAGATTCATTATCCCCTGCAACAGTTTGCAATGCACTCCCTAAGTCTGAATAATTTTTAATTTCTTTCTTTAAAGACTTTAATCTCTTTTTATCTACATCTTCTTCCTTTTTAGCGTTCTTCAATATCATATTAATACGCATTTCCTCTAACTTCATTTTCGCATCATGTGATAAACTCTCGTCTTTAAGTAAGTTATCTAATAGGTCTAACCTGAAATCAAATAGTTCTTTTTCGGAATCTTTCAGTGTCATATTGCCATTCAACACCTCATTCATTAAACCAACATAAGCCTCTCTAGTAACATCTGAAATAAAAGATTTATCTAAATCATCAAACTCCTCTACTAAATCTGCTGTTTCCTCTACGAGTTTACCTGTTGCCTTAGCAGCATCATCTCCGACTATTTTTACAAAATCTTCAAAGTTTGGAAAAAGCTCTTTTAATTCTTTGTTTATAGCGTCTAAATCTTTATTCATCATAGCGATACCTGTCTGTTCTCCATGATACCACTGTCCTTTTTCTGCATACTTTATAAAATCCCCCACAGATACTGATGACTCCTCTATAGCCCTTTTTACGCTAACAAATGCACTTTCAGAGCCTCCTGTTAAATCATTAAGAGCAGCCAAAACACCACCAAGCCAAGACTCAAAAGAATTGTCATTAGCTACATCTTGCATTAGGTCTAATATTGTTGCCTCGCCAACATCCCTTCCAAGTGTTTCAGAAATAGTGGTTTTTAAATCTGACATAAGATTATCAACCTCCATTTTAGTTTGAATAATATCTGCACTCATTTGAGATGCTACTGAAACTGCTGCTGTATTTCTCATCTGCCGTGCCAAGTCAGCAAACTTTTCCTGAGTATCGCTTATATCAGTTTGCAAAGTAATTAATTCTTGTCCATTATCTTTAAAAGCCTGATTTAATGTATTGGTTTCTTGAGTCGCTACAATTAGGTTTTTAGCATAAATTTTATATTCATAAGAAGCCTTGTCTAGTTGTTCTACTTCATCTTTGCTATATTTATCTATATGCTTCTTAGCCTCTACTAATCTGTTTAATGACACTTCTAATGCTCCAACAGATTTTTCTTCTTTATCTATACCCTCAGAGAGTTTACCTGTCCAATCCGTAGCTTCTCTCGCTTCTTCATTAAATGTTGCTAGAGAGTAAATTAAATCGCCTAGCGCTATAACAAGAAGTCCGACTCCTGTTCTTGAAAGAGCTTTAGTAAAAGATTTTACAGATACAATTGACTTATAAGTTGCTTTAGTAAATGCTTTTGTAGCAACCGTAAGAGCAATTACACCCAATTTATAAGCTAACAGGCCTGTAACAATCCTTTTTGTCCACGATAAAAGCCTAACTACTCCGTCAATATTATCAGTTAAATTATTCAGCCATTGAGCCATTTTTTCAATAGACTTTTGAAGCCCACCAGTGTAGTTTTTCATTAAACTAATAGAAACTCCTTGTAATGCAGATGAAAACTTTAAGAAGGCTCCTTGTAGTGTATCTCCCACTATACCTGCCATCCTTGCTCCCTCTCCCCCTGCAGCCAATAAAG